CCTCTCTTTGCGCGCGTGGACTGACTCCACATCTCAATTTATCGGCAACACTTCAACAGGAAGATGACACAATGAACAGCACAAACCCTAGCCGGCTCCCTATCGTTTCAATGGAGAAATACGGCGGTCCGGCTCCCTGTGGACTCAGGTCCTACGCCGGCGAAGCTTGCCGGCTTCCCGCCGGCCACATCGGGGACCATAAGGACGTCTACGGCCGCTTCCGTCCGCCGGCTCCCGCGCCGGCTACCCGCTACAGCTGCGGCCGCTGCGGTCTCACGTTCCCGGACATTTTCGGCGCGGACCAGTGCTGTTCCCCGGACCCGGCTCACTGTGGGACCTGCTGGGAGCCGGCCGGCCGGCCGCGGGAACGATGGACGTTCGCCGGCCGCGGCCGTTCCGTGACGGACGGCGTGGAGTTCTACGTCTGGCAGCTGCGGAACCCGGACGGGACCGTCAATTCGTCCTGGCTGACTCCGGTCTCGGACCTGCTCCGGCCGTGGGTAGATGCTCGGGAAGGGGAGTAACGCCGTGGCCGTGGAACCCAAATCAGTGCATAAGCTCCCCAACGAAGCGACACATTACCTCGTCGGCTGGCTGTTCGCGGACGTCCGGCGCGGTCCGATCACGGCGAAGCTGTGGAACGAAGCTGTTACCGCGGCGGAAGACTACGCGGAGCGCTACGCTATCGCGGACGCGGAGCGACGGGAGAAAGCGAAGCGTAACGCTATGGCGCAGCGCCGGCGGGAAGCCGGCGACGTCGCGCCGGCTCCCCTGGCGGGACAAACCACCATCGAAGACGTAACCTAGACAAGCAGGTCCCCGCCGTCCCCCACGGCGGGGACCTGCTTTTTGTGGGAATCCTCTAGGCCGGCGGCCGCCGGCGCGGGACCCTGTTTCCAGCATTGGCGCGGATTTGCTTTCCGGCGGTTTGTATGGAGTCCACAACGTCCGGGGCTCCCCGGTACTGTAGGGTCCGTGAACATGATTAGCGGCGCGCAGTATAGGCACGTCTACGCGATGGCGGTTTGGGCGGCTGAAATCCGGACCGGCCGCGTCTTTGGCGCGGAGCCGGCTTACCTCTCCCCGATACCGCCGGAGACGGACGTCTCCGCGTACCTTATCGGGCTGGACATGCTCGGAGTGGGCATGACTCCACAGGGGACCAACGTTGCCGGCGTCATGGAAGCGCTCGACGACGAAGGGCTCCCGCTCTACGATGACGTCACCATCCAGATAGCGCGCCGCTCCGCGAAGACTACCTCTGTGCAAGCTGTGTTGCTCGGCCGGTCCGCGAAGCGCCGCGGATACCGCACTATCCAAACCGCACAGGACGGGACCCGCGCGTCCGGCGTCATCAAACAGATGATTCGCGATATGGAACTGGTGGACCCTCGGGAGCCGAAGGTCCGCGAATGGCAGACATTCGCGTCTACCGGCCGCGAGTACATCGAATGGAACCAGGGCTCACACTGGCACGTAGTACCGCCGGACCCTGGAAGCTACCGCTCCAAAGCCGCGGACCTGCTGTGGTTCGATGAAACCGGCGAACTGGACCCGGCGAAAACGGCGGACCTGGAAGCCGGCGCTCTCCCTGTGATGGACACCCGCGAAGACGGGCAAGTAGTCAAGTCCGGGACGCCGGGGAAGGTCCGCGCGGGTATGGCGTGGAATACCCTCAAAGCGGCGCGGGATTCCCCTACCACGTTGGGAATCGTGGACTACTCCGCGCGGGAATCCGAAGTCATCACGGACGAACAGATTAATGACCCGGACCTGTGGTTCCGCGTCCATCCTGGACTGGCGTCCGGGCTCACGAAGCTAAAGACCATTCAAAAACGGCACGACACAATGGACCTCGCGAAGTTCATTCGCGAATACCTCTGTGTCTGGCCGGCGGACCTCACAAAGTCAGCTCTAGATATGGAGCGCTGGGACGCTCTCACTGTGGCTCCAGTGGACGCGCCGGCGGACTTCGCGCTGTGTTTTGACTGTGAAATCAACGGACAATCCGCGTCCATCTCCGCCGGCTGGGTTGACCCTGTGACGGGGAAGCATCGGATACAGCTGCTGGACAAGCGGCGCGGAGTGCAATGGCTGACGGAAGAACTGGCGCGCGGCTCCGCGGCTTTCCCGCGGGTCCGGATAGCTTATGACCCTATCGGCCAAAACGCCGTGGTAGCTATGGCGCTCCAGCGCGTCCCGAAGTTCCGCGCGGCCGCGCTAAAGCCTATGAATCTGCGGGAAATGTCCGCGGCCGCGGCTCTCGTGGCACAGGGTTTGGACGGGGAAACCCTGGAAATCTCCGAAGATTCGGAGCTTCGGAAAGACGCGGAAGCCGCGACGTGGAGGGAGTCCGGCGATAACCGGCTGTTCGGCCGGCGTGGAGGCGCGGATATTTCCGGCATGATCTCCGGAGCCGGCGCTTTGCATACCGCTGTGCAAAGCCGGCCGCGGCAACGGCTCACCATTCCGGACACGCTCACCGGCTAGACACGCCGCACTTTCCTACGCAACCTTATACAGACCGTTAGTTTGTCCCACGGCCGGCGGCATAGTTACAGCCGTGGGATTCCTAACTAACGCGGCTAGCCTGTTTGACTTCGGCCGTAAAGCCGGCTTGAACCTGGACACGCGGCTCTCAACGGGTATCGCTTCCAGCTTCGAAAACTCGCTCTCTACCATTGTGGGTCCCTCCGGCTTCGGGACGGTTCCCGGCGAAGACGAAGCGCTCTCCGTTCCCGCCGTTGCTCGCGCCGTACAGCTGTACTCCGTAGCGTCTTCGAAGCTCCCTGTGGTGGACGCGCCGGAGTGGTGGACCCGCGGGACCGGCGCGCTTAGCCCGGAGCTTCGTTGCTCGGCTATGGTTCAATCCCTGTTTTTCCACGGTAAAGCTGTGCTGTGGGTGAGCCGCGACGGTTTGGGGACCGTGACGGATTTCATTGTGTTGCCGGCGTCCGCTTTCTCCCTGGACATCTTCGGCCGGGTACTGCTCAAAGGCGCGAACCTTCCGCCGGCCGTGGAACCCAACATCATTTTTATCAAGTCGCTGCTCCCCCAAGGTTTCCTGGACTTCGGCAAAGACGCCGTGAAGCATTACCTCGGGCTCCGCGACTCCATCCTCTCCCGTTCCCGGAACCCTATCCCCGTTGTGGAGCTAAAGATTCGGGACGCTTTCGAAGTCACGGCGGAAGAACTGGAGACGGCGCGGAAAAACTGGCAGGTAGCGCGGACCAGTGAAAACGGCGCTGTGGCCGTGACGCCGGCCGGCATAGACGTGATAGTCCACGGCGACAAAGCGGACACGGCGATGCTGACGGAAGCGCGTAACGCGGTCCGGCTCGACGTCGCGAACTTCGCGAACATCAACGCCGCTCTCCTGGACGGTAACAACGGGACCTCGGACACGTATTCGAACACGCTCCAGAACAAAGACGAGTTCACGGATTTGTCCCTTGACACCTTCCTGATTCCCATAGAGTCCCGGCTGTCTCTGCCGGACGTCGCCGGCGAAAACGGCGCTCCCTTCCGCTTCGACCGCGCCGCGCTCAACTTCGCGCCGGCCGCTGTGGGCAACACAGGGACCGCCGTGGAACCGCCGGCTCCCACCACCACGGAAGGAATCGCTCAATGACCACCACACGGCTCCGCGCGTCCGGGCAGCTGCTCGCGGCGTCAAGGGAAGACCGGGTACTCCGGTACCGTCTCTTGCCGTTCGGGGAAGTAGGACGGACGAACAAGGGGCAGCTGCTCGCGTCCGCCGGCTCCGTCACCATTCCGCCGGAACCACAGCGCGTCAACGTGGAGCATGACAAGACGCGGCCTGTAGGCATGATGACCGCCACGGAAGACGCGGAAGGTCTCCTCGCGGAAGTGCAGGTAGCGAACACCCGCGCCGGCGATGACGCGCTGGAGGAAGCGGAATCCGGACTCCGGACCGGGCTCTCCGTGGAACTGGACCGGCCGGTCATTCGGAACGGCCGGCTTATCTCCGGGACCCTGGCCGGCGCGGGAATGGTAGCGGAGCCGGCTTTCCCCTCAGCACAGCTAACAGCTTCCGTCCCGGACCAGGGAACGGACGACACAAACACGGAAGGTAGTAACTTGCCAGAAGAACAGAACGGGAACGGCGGCGCGCCGGCTCTCACCGCGGAGGCCCTGGGGCAGCTGCTCGCGTCTTTCAACGCCGGCGGCGGTACTCAGGATAACCAGGGTCCGGACACGTCCCTTCACGGCGTCTCAACGGCTCTCGCCGCTTACGGGAACGGGCAGCTTACCGCGGCCGCGCTGGACGTTGTGACGAAGGTGGACGTCTTCGATAAGGTCAACGTCCCTCAGTACGTGGGCGAACTGAAGGGGAAGCGCCGCTACATTCCCCGCTACATTCCCCTGTTCGACGCGGCGGAGCTCACTTCGTCCACGCTCACCGGCTGGCGCTACGTGGACGGGAAGACGCCACAGGTCAATGACTGGAGTCTCGCGGCGACGGGAACGATTCCTAACGAAGTCCTGGCGGACATTCCCACCAACGAAGTAGCGATTGAAAACGTCACCGCTACGGCCGCTTACCTCGCCGGCGGTCATCAGATTTCCCGCGTCCACTATGACCTTCCGACTCCGGGCTTCCTCGAGTCCTACATTCGCGAATCGGATGACGATTTCATGCGGAAGCTTGACGCGAAGGTCCTGGGCAACATCACCACGGCCGCGAACCATACCGCCGTTGTTTCCGCCGGCGCGGACGCTTCGACGGTTTGGTCAAAGCTGATTCTCGGCGCTCACCACGTCCTGGAAACCGACCTCCCGGAGTGGGCGCTTATCGGTCCGGACCTGTGGCGCGCCGCGCTCAACACGACTCGCCTGGAAGCGCTGGAAATGCTGTCTTCGGCGCTCAACATCGAAGAAGGCAAGCTGGAGCGCTTCCGTCTCATCGGCGCTCCGGTGACTCAGACCGCGCTTAATGGACAGGTCATCGTGGGCGCGAAAGCGACGGCGACACTCCACACACTTCCCGGCGGACCTACCCGCGTGGAAGCGATCAACGTCCAAAAGGGCTCCGTGGATAACGGCGTGTACGGCTACTGGGGCATCATCAACCACCAGAAGAAAGCAATGGTGAAGGTCTCCTAATGGCTATCGGCGCTCACATTGTTAACCTGTTCCGCTCCCTGGACGCGGCCGCGGCGCGGACCGCTATCGGCGCGGGTACTTCCTCTGTAGCTCTGCCGGCGACGGCGACGGCCGCGGAAATGCGCGCCGCTACACAGACCGGAACCCGCATGTTTTCCCCGTCCAACTTCGCGGAACAGTCCGGGACCACGGCCGCGCGTCCCACGGACGCATCTATCGGATACCGCTACTTCGATACCACAATCGGGAAGCCGGTATTTCTGAAAGCTACGCCGTCCACCTGGGTCACGGCTGACGGGGTAGCGGCCTAATGGCCGTCGCCGGCTGGCTGGAGTCCACAGCTGTAGAGGCTGAATGGTTCGACGGTCCGGACGGAACGGCTCTCGTGGACCTGCTGACGGGAGCCTATAACGTCTGTCTCGCCTACGCTCCGGTCCCGCCGGCGACTATCCCGCCGGAGTGGAAAACGGCGCAGCTGCTACAGGCAAAACACATGTTCGCGCGGAGCAAAGCCGGCAACGGGGACACGCTCGGTCCGGACGGTTACGCCGTGTCCACGTTCCCGCTTGTGCTGGAAGCGCGGAACCTGCTCCGTCCGAAGCGTAACCCGCTGCTGGGAGTCCTGTAATGCCAACACCTAGGGAAAGTATCGCGGCGCAGCTGCGGACGGACCTCGTGACGGGGAAGCCGGCCGCGGAAGCGTGGGACGTCTACGATTACCCGTTCACGCCGTCCGAAGTCACGAAGCCGGGAACGGCCGTGGTTTACCGGACCACGGTCAAACGGACCGGAACCCACCTGGACCACGAACTCACGCTCCAGCTGTACGGCCGCGGGTCCCTGGGAGCGAAGACGGAAGCGGACCTAGATAGCCGGCTCGATGACGTCATGCTCTCGCTGCAAAAACTCGCCGGCGTGGAAGTGCGGAAAGCGGAGCGAAAGACGTTCGCGGACGTCTTTCAAGGTTGGGAACTGGACCTGTTGTGGGTCTCCAGTGACATTTACAAAGCATCTATTTAGGAAGGGCTAGACAATGGCCGTACACAATATCCTGGCGATCAAAAACGCCGTGGTGAAGCTCGCGAACACCCGCGGCGGGACGCCGGCTTTCCAGACGTTCGAAGACGCGCTCGACGTCGCGCAGCTGAATCTTTCATCGGACGATTTCCAGTGGGTCCCCGTCTCCGGGAACGTGCAGAATCAGACCGGCGCTATCAAGTGGGAAGCGCAGCTGAATCTTGGGCAGGACACGAAGACCGGCGGTCTCATGCAATGGCTTGTGGCTAACCACGGCGTAGCCGGCACGATGGAATACTTCCCGAAGGGCGGCTCCACTACTCCGAAGGTAGTAGCTAACGTCATCATCAAAGCGCCGGCGCAGATTGGCGGCGGCGTGGGAGTCGCTACCACGGCCGCGACGTTGAAGATTGACGGACAGCCCACGATTACCTGGGAGCCCTAACCCGATGCTCTCGCCGTCCGCGCGGAGTAGCGCGCTGCTCCGCGCGGCGGTGCTGGCTTTTAAGGGCATAGACAAACCTATCCGGAAACAGATCAATGACGAGACCCGCGGGACCCTCAATCCGGAGTGGCGCGAAGCGATAGCTACCCGCGCCGGCGGGTCCCGTCAGGACTTCGCCGTCTTCGGGAAGGGTGCGCGTATCGCGGCGGGGAACCCGGCGCGGCTAGTCTCCACGGCGTCACGCCGGCCGCTGCGGAAGGGCACGAACGGCTTTGTGCCGAACACACACGGCCGCTTCCTGGAGTTCCCGTCCGGGGTACCCGGAAAGTTTGTGACGTACTCCCGGAAATCCGGGAACGGCGGGACGCATAAGGTCCGCCGGCGGACTATGGCCGGTCTGCCGGCGCGGAAACCCGGCGGACGTGTGGTCTATCCGGCCGTGGCGGACGTCATGCCGCGGTTTGTCTCGATGTGGGTGCAGATCATCGTCCGGAACATTCACGAAGCATACGAAGGGAAGCAATAGCAAGTGGCTATTAATGTTGATCTAGTAGCGGACGCTTCCGAAGCTATCCGGGAATCCGGGAAGCTCGGGGACGCGCTGGAGACCGTCGCGGACCAGCTGGACGACATAGGGGACCAGGGCAAGACGGTAGACGATAAGGTCTCCGAAGCTTTCCGCGGCATGGAAGACGGCGCGAAAGACGCCGGCCGGACCGTGGAAGACAAAGTAGGGGACGCTTTCCGCTCCGTGGAGACGGACGCGAAAGACGCCGGCCGGACCGTGGAGAGCAAAGTAGGGGACGCTTTCCGCGCCGTCGCTGCGGATGCGAAAGCCGCCGGGAAGACCATTGGGCAGGACGTCAAAGACGGGACCGACAAAGCCGGCGACGGCATGGGGGAACTTCGGGACGAAGCGGCCGGCACAGCGCGGGAAGCTGCGGCTAGCTTCGGGTCCCTGGAAGACGGTCTAGGCGCTCTGCAGGAAGTAGCGGCTAACGCGCTTGTGGGCTTCGGTCCGGCCGGTATGGTGGCCGGTCTCGCGGCCGCGGCCGGCATCGGTCTGGCAATGACGGCTATGCAAGATGCGGCTACCACGGCGACGGAAGCCAAACAGAAAGCCGTGGATATGGTGGACGCTATTGCGGAAGCCGGCGGGAACCTCGCGGACGTGGACCTCGCGGACCGTATCAAGTCCTGGGGCCGTGAAGTCCTGGACGATAACTGGATGACGTTTTGGGCGGACGAAAGCTCCACGAAGTTTCAGGAAACCGCTAAAGACGCGGAAGCTTTCGGAGTCAAAGCGACGGACGCTATTCGCGCCGCGTCCGGA